TACCACTGAATGGCAGCAGTTGTATCAAAAACTGATTCAGTCCCTTTCCCTCCACCAGAAACTAGTGGTAACCCCTGACTCTGCCAGGCGGTGATGGTCCTGACATCAACGCCAAAAATATCGGCCAGTTTTTCTTATTGACGTTCATACACTCCCCCGGGAACCAGAAAGGATCTGAAAATGGCGTTTTCTAACAAAAACAGCCTTTGTCAGATCCTTTTATATTTTTAAAATTCTATTGATAATCAAACAGTTAAAAAGAAGAAGAACGGATCTGATTTTTCCCTAAAAATTTTCATAAATAGCGAAAACCCGCGAGGTCGCCGCCCCGTAACATGTCGGATCGCCGGAAAGGACCCGCAATATGATAATGATTATCATCTACATGTCACAACGTGCATCTACGCCATCAAACCACGTCAAATAATCAATTATGACGCAGGTATCGTATTAATTGATCTGCATCAACTTAACGTAAAAACAACTTCAGACAATACAAATCAGCGACACTGAATACGGGGCAACCTCATGTCAACGAAGAACAGAACCCGCAGAACAACAACCCGCAACATCCGCTTTCCTAACCAAATGATTGAACAAATTAACATCGCTCTTGAGCAAAAAGGGTCTGGGAATTTCTCAGCCTGGGTCATTGAAGCCTGCCGTCGGAGACTAACGTCAGAAAAGAGAGCATATACATCAATCCAAAGTGATGATGGATGAACATCCCGGTTTCTTCCACCATCGCACCGGAAAAGCGACTATGAGGGTAACCCTGCGTCTGTCAGCACAGTAAAACCCGGTGTGCATCGTTTTTGATTATTCCCGCACACTCACGCAGAAGGAATTCCCCGTCGGGCTACGGTCATGGTTAATGCGGGAATACGGCGACGATACAGCGCATAATGTGTCAGGCTTGAATACCTTTATCGAATCCCGGTAATAAAAACTGTCCCTGTCTCTCCAGACGTTCCAGCTTTGCAAGCAATTGAGGTTTTTTCGTTCTCCCCCAGCGATTGAGCAGACGGCCTGACATGCTGGCGACATCCTTCTCTTTCATGTACTCCAGCATTACGGCGTTACGTTCTGCTTCATAACTTTCGCTGTACTTACGGAGTTCTGCTGACATCCAGTTAAACGCATTGATATAGGCTTCTTTAACAGCATCGGCTTTTGCCCCGTTAAATCACATAACCAGCATAACGAAGCCACTAAAGTCCATGCGGTAGTAAATCTGTTTCTTGTCAAAAATCCCTAAGTCATTGATTTTCTCGACGGCCCAAAAATGGGTTGTCGAGAATTCCTCAGAACATCTCAAACATTTAATAGCCCTAATCACATGCTGATGGCGTTTACCAAATGCCCTGGCAATCTGGAAGGTGTCAGTTACCGGTTGACCTTCTGCTGCGGTAACTAACTGGCGAAAGTCGAAGTCATGATTCGCAATTAATTCATTCATGGCGTTGCCTGCTTCTTTGAAATGAACCTTTGCCGCACAGGAAACCAGCCCACCGAGGCTCGCCAGCACTAACTGGTATCCTCAAAGGCCCATTCCAAAGGGTCAGGTTCGGTGTTTATTGTGCGCTGCGGTGCGCGGTGAAATACCGGTACAAAAATGCCCCGCATCTGCGAGGCATTTTCCTGAAAGTCACTTGTTAAATTTCAGTGAAATTAAAATTATTTTAAGCACTGCGTCCTGATGTATTCCTGCAGGTAGTTAACCTGCGCGGTTATCCTGTCGATTCCACCTCGGAGACGGTAATAATTGAGTTCAGCATCTGCTGTAAGTCCTGGGCTTTCTCCATCGCCCATGCTGCTGGCTCCGGTCGTTGACTTTGCACAGGTGGCGGAGACTTGCAGGCGCTTACGCCCAGCAGAAACATCAGCACGGAGACTTTCGATAGTCGCATTAGCATCAGCAAGCTCCTTTGTGTATCTGGCGTCAAGTTCTGCTACATCACGTTGCCGCTTCTGCATATCAGCGATGATGGATGTGGCTTTATCGCGCTGCTCTTTGTAGGCGATGGCGTTATCACGGTAATGATTAACAGCCCATGACAGGCAGGCGATAATGCAGATAACCAGAGCGGAGATAATAACGGTTACCCTGCTCATTGTTGCCCCCACAAACAGACTTCACGCTCAATCTCGCGGCGAGTCATCAGCCCTTTCCATTGCTTACCGCCAGCGTATGTCCAGCGCCGTAGCTGATCACATGCGCCTTTGATATCGCCCTGGTTTATTTTGCGAAGAAGCGTCGATGTTCTGAAATTGCCAGCGCCCACGTTGTAAACGAACGAGTAAAGAGCGCCGCGCGTTGTTTCCGGTATATCGACGTTGATGTACGGGTTAATTTGTCTGGCGACCGTGGCAAGGTCTTTATTCAGGAGGGCTTTGCATTCTGCTTCGGTATACGTTTTACCGGGCATGATGTCTTTTCCGGTGTGTCCGTGACATACAGTCCATACGCCAACGATATCTTTGTATGGTATGTAGCTGACACCTTCCAGACCATCGTTACCACCTGGACCAGTGATGAGCACAGACGCTATGGCAACAGCCCCACCACCAATAGCAGCTGCAACAGCCTTGCGTAATGACGGCGACATTATTCACCTCTCGCAGCCTTACGCTTATCTTCTTTAATCTTGAAATAAAGATTTGTCAGATACGTCAGCAGGCCAAACAGCAGACTTCCCAGCACACCTATTGCCACCCACTGGGACGGAGAGACTTTGTCCAGCAGCTGCAGTAACCAGTATCCCGTCCCCACCGCTGACGTGGTGTATGACACACCTGTTGTGATTTTTCCATCTGATGTATGTCTCCGTCACCGCCGACAGAAAATGAAAGTAAAGAAAAACAAAAAAGCCGCCAGTGTCACCCACTGACGGCCAACGCCGGGAGCCGTGATTATGGCATTCAGGCTCTGCTAAAATAGCCAGATAACATTCCGGCCTCCCCTCGATTCAGGTTATAAATAGACACAATATCTTGTACAACATCCGTCACTGTCTGTCAGAAAATGTACTGCCAAGTATAAGTATCATGTGAAGTACATCTACCCGTTTTAGCCAGCGTCCTTCAGAGTGGGCGCTGGCTTTTTTTATTATGCTGCCGGTGCATTTATCTCCAGCACCAGACTTTCTATCTCAACGCCATACGCTGCATTTTTTGTAACATCCGTCAGCGTCAGCGCATTCAGTCCCAGTGTCAGACTGTCTTTTATAACCTGGAATGCCGGGCCAGCCACTCCATTCAGTTTCGGAGTAACCGTGGCACTGCCGGCGGTGAACACCAGCTCCAGCGTCTGCCAGTCGTTACCGTAATCGCCGAACTCCCCAGCTTCGTGTTCCGTCTTTCCTGTGATGCATCAGATTCACTCTGCCGTCAGTGGTCTGTAGTGAAGTACGACATCAGGAACGGATTACCGGTACCCGTCATCGCCACACCATCAGGAACGGGAGCATCCGTATACAGATAAATCCCCAGCCCGAACTGATTGTTGGTCAGTGCGCCTGACAGGCGGAACTTACAGGTCAGTCTGCCGCCCTGTGTCAGCAGGGTAATTGCGTCATCCACCGGATGCGTCAGGGACCAGGTTTTATTGCTCTGCTTGGTGATCTTAAATACACCATCTGACAACTGAATTCCGCCATCCTTAATGCTCCAGCCCTGCGCAGCAGCCTCTCCGGCTGCCGGCAGCAGGGAGATTGTGCGAACGGACGTATCTGCAAACGGACCCGATGGCGTGTTGCCGCCGGACGAGGGTTTGATTTCCGGTGCCTTACCACTGATGAAAGCTGAGGTGCGCCCGGCTGCGTTCAGAATAGCGGTTGCCAGACGATCCGGAATAATGCTCCTGCGCGCCCATGAACTGAAATGTGTCGGGCGGTTTGATGATACCTGGTTTCCATTCGTTCTCGATGCCGCACCGTAATATCCTGATACCGGAATATCCGGATCTTCTGCCGGCGCGTTAGTGGCGGTATTGACGCCGTTACCGTCTGTCATGAAGGGCACAAAATAAACGCCCTCACTCTCCCTGTTTTTATACCCGCCGTACACGGTGTCGTACTGGGTAGCGTATGTATTTTTCCAGTAATACGTCGTGTCACCACAAACCCACGGCACATCTGCAGCACTGCCACCATGGCACTGCGCGTTAAACACGGAGAGGTCAGCACGAAACTGTGTCAGCATGGCTGTAAACAGCGCAGGTTGCTGTACGTGGGTGGCGGCGCTCATGTCAAACTCACCCTGCATCCAGCAGACGGCCAGCAGAACGTTTTTGGGATTTTTCTGCAATGCCGCTTTTGTGCGGGAAATCAGATCCTGATATAACGGCTTGCCCACCCCCCAGCGTGCCGAATCCTGACTGGCCCCCGTGGATTCGCTGAATGTCCCCTCCGCGCCCTGGGTAAATGCCGAACCACCACGACAGCATGGTACCAGCAGGATCCCCGCGTTATTCGGGATATACGGGAGCAGTTTTTTGGCAATATGTAAACCCTGGCCGACACAGCCGTACTGCCCTTTGCTCAGGTCAGCCCTCGGATGATTCAGCGTACTCATATCCTGCACATCATGCAGACAGTGGTCAGCCGGAATAATATCGTTATATCTGCAGGCAGCCCCGCCCGGCGTCACTGTACTGCGGCGCGCCAGCTGTTTAATGCGCGGATCCGGAGCATCGTATGAATCCGGCAGCGGAAGCCCTTCACCGTAAGCCATGGCATTGGATTGCCCGGCCAGTACGATGACGTAGTACCAATCCGGCTCAGATGAAGGGCCGACCTGTGGCTCTCCTTCAATAGCCACCGCCTGCATCAGTGTGTACGGCGTAATGGCAACCGGTCCGCCGTATGGCTGCCAGCCCTCTTTCAGTTTGTGTGTCAGCTTTTCCGCAAGGTCTGACGGCGACGCCGCCCTGACAACATCGTAATGTTTAATCGACATCGAATTTCTCCCGTGTAGAGGAACAGAGTTAAAAAGCCGGAAGCGGAATCAAATCACAGGATGACCATCTGCCAGTGGCAGGTCATAAAAAAAAGGCTGCGCAATGCGCAGCCAGAACTCACAAGGAAAATGATAAAAGGAATAACACTAGTGATGTACGCATGGCGCCTCCCGCTAAGTTCTGCAATGATCAAACAGAACTCGCTACGTGCCCTTAAAACTCGATCATTTAGCCCCTCCAAGGAGGATTCACCATGCGGTTGATTTTTTAATAAACAGTAAACAAAAAAGTCAAGAATTATTCATTCTGTTCTTTCATCATCGGCCACAGCAATACCACAATGCCGCAGACCAGAGCGCCATCAGTCAGTACCAACATTATCCTGCTGGTGAAATCCATCATCACCATCACTAAAAGCAGGATCACAACAGCAAGCAGACACAGTTTATAAAACAATGTTCAGAAAACGCATTCAGCATGCCTAAGGTTCTATTCCTACGAATAGCCAACTTGCAACTTAAAATATTATTTATGCAGCCAATTAAATTCTGGTCCTTACAATATCAACCTGAAGATTCTTATCTTGTGCTGATTGATAAATGACAAACCTTTTACTACCTGCATTGAAAGAAGTAGACAAAACCAGACAATTATCATAACGAGCAAGAACATAATACCAACCATCATTATAATTAATCATTTCATATTCTTTCTTAAACTGTGGTTTGTAATATCCTGTCAGAAATGAAAAAAGCCCAAAATATGCCACAAAAGCAATCATCACAATCTCAAGAAAATGTTTTTTTATAAATGGCTTATCATAGAAGCATGATACCGATAAAAATCGCCCATAAGATCTTATCGAAATTGTAACCGCCAGCGCAATCGCTGCTGACAGTAGCAAAAGAGGTACCTGAATCTTCTGTCTCAATATAGAAAACTCAATAATTGCCGGCACAAACAATAATTCCACAGCAAAATAAAGGCGAAATACATTTAGCTCTTGCATAGAATGTTTTCTTTTCACTGCGAAAAAGAATACAACACCAATACCCCAACCGATAAGAAATATAGCAATGACGATAACTGCAAAAAATAAACTTCTGGCAACATCATCAACACCTGCACCTACAATCCACCATGGGAAGCCGTAGTAAAAAGAAGTACCCCATCCATAGAAATAAGCACTCCCCCATCCAAGGCATCCCATGTAGGCAATAAAAAGTGAAGAACTCCTGAGCAGCGCACCATCCTTCATAACCACCCCAATACAAGATGATAACATTGGCTTACAACTCATAACAAAAGCAATTCAATGCCGTCAAGAGGTTACAGGCTAAAAAAACTCTATTACATAGCAGCCAGCATGTTTACCGTACAAGTACAACTCAGGGCATAAAAAAACCCACTCGGCAGCGGGTTTATACATTTTTTACAACATACCAAATTTGCATGAAGTATATGGCTTTTAATCCAGTTTTGCAATATTTTGCTGTAAAAATGCTGCCTTTTGTTTTGAACGTGTTCTCGTCACAAGCAATAAAGCATCACTATCAAGCTGTAGAAAAATGTGCTTCATTGCAACCCAGCGTTCAGTAAATGTCTCGGACCAGTTTTTTGTTGTCACTCCCACCAATGATGCCAGTGTCTGGTATTCATAGGCCTCACGCCCTGCAAGTTCGCTCTTCACATCCTGTGCAGCCAGCCAGATTAACGTCTTCAGGCGATCCAGTGTCTTACCTGCAATTTTTCTGTTACTTAACAAATCTTTAAACTCGCTCCATGCCCATTGCGTTATGGTGACCTGATGCCCCCATCGAACGCTTTCGCTGTAACACCAAAGCAACCATGCTTTCTGATGTTCATCGAGAGACAAAACCGCGCGGCGCCATGAAGAGGTTGAGAATTCAACCGGGCTGACCAAAGCAATGGATGAACCTTTTGCGTACGACTGCTTACCGGAAGTCGGCGTATTATCCAGCGTAATCATCTTGCCAGTTACCACATCCAGAATGCGCGGCTTCTTTCGTTTGTATGTACCAGTATCAAATTGTGCATGCTCCTGCCAGGCTTCGAGCTGGCCTTTCGTTGCTCCGTTCAAGTCAGCAGTAGCTGCCATAAGTTGCTCACGAACATACTGTAAATATTGGGTATTCATGCAGTAAATCCTTTCTATATTTTGGCATAATTCTTCAACATTCGGTAATCGTTCAAAACCGAATCGGGGAAACGACATAAGCACAGGAGCCCCCAGCGACAGCGAAGGAGTTCTGATATATAAGACTCAGACATCATTCATTCCCCGGTTCTCCAATATCTGTTTCACTCATCATCCATAACTACCTGTAATTGCCCCCCTTTTTTTGTAACAGTTCTTATATTGCTATATAGAATAGCCATTACTAATGCTTTTAAATTTAATAAAATAAAAATTATAAAAAACATAAAACACCACGCAAACACACTTAATAAAAACACCGCTACATTAAAAGATAATAAAAACCACAATAAAAAACGAATAAATCAATTGTCTCACGCAATTATAAAACATCATATTGATTACGCACCTTGTATTACAAACTCATGTATGTAAAATACGCGCACCATTCAAAAAAAAGGAAGACAATAACATATGAAAAAAAGTGTCATCGCTGGCGTCTTTATTGCTCTGTCATTTACCACGTGTTCAGCTATCGCGAACAGCCTTGCATTATCATTAGCAAATGATGATGCAGGGAAGTTTCAACCAATACTTAATGATATTTATGGCAATAAACATGAAAACAGAGATGATTACTCACAAGGCTTATTTCTGGGATATAGCCACGATATCTCAGACTCGAGCCAATTATCTCTCCATATTGCGCAAGATATTTACTCTCCATCAGGCAGTAATAAAAGACACAACACAGCTGTAACTGGAGACAGAGCTTTTAGTGCATACACTCACACTGGTATTGAATGGAACTCCCTTGCGAATGACTGGATTCGCTATCGATTAGGTACTGACATAGGTGTTGTTGGCCCCGACGCAGGCGGTCAGAAAGTACAAAATAAAGCTCATGAGATTATTGGGGCAGAAAAATATCATGCATGGGATGATCAAATAGAGAATCGCTACGGTTATACTGTAAAAGGGATGCTATCCATGACACCAAGTATGGATATTTTAGGTGCTAATGTTGGATTATACCCTGAAGTTTCTGCTGTTACTGGAAACTTATTTCAATATGTAGCATATGGCGCAACCATTGCCATTGGTAATGATAAAACCTTCAATTCGGATAATGGCTTTGGTCTGCTGGCTCCCCGTGGTTTAATGCATATGTCCGATACAAGCGGATTCAAATACAAGATTTTTGCAGGTATGGAAAGACGAGATGTCAATCGCAACTATACTCTCGAAGGAAAAACAATACAGACGAAACAAACAACAGTATCGCTAAACAAAACTGTTGATGAATATCAAGTTGGCGCAACAATTGGGTATGCACCTGTAGCCTTCACACTAGCATTTAATAAAGTAACATCAGAATTCAAGACAGGGGATGACTATTCATTTATAAATGGAGCAATCACCTTCTTTTTTTAACTGAATTGAATTCAATCAAAATAACATAAGTCCAACAAAAACATAAAGTGCGAAATGAATGCCAGCTCCATTTATTTCGCACTATAAAAGATTAAAAGTTGCAATAAAATAATAAAATGACTCAGTTACGAAAACCAATAAACTGTGGCCAGTAGTGAGTCGCTCATCATCGGGCTTTTTGGCGAATGAAATTTAGCTACGCTTTCGAGTCTCATCGTCTTCCCCTCTTGCCCTGTTTGACCATCAGGACGCCGTTAACTATTACATGACGCTCGCCTTTGCTGTCTCGGTTGTACTTGAGCACTGTTCCTCTTGCGCAGGAAAGCATCCTCGCCACTTCGGTCTGATTGCCTCGTGTCTGGATAAGAAGCTCTAGTATCGTTTGAATTGTGGCGTTCATGCGTTCTCCAGTTCGGTGATTTTTATTCCAAGCCGTCCGCCTGGTACTTTCACACCACGAATTACGCGAATGTCATCGAATTGCTCGTCGTCTTCCGCAAATCCGGCGTGGATAAGGGAGTCGAGTAAACCTTTCAGGATGTTGTCGAGGTCGCGGCGGCGGGAGTCTGGAACGTCTGCGATGACTTTGATGCGGAGTCGTGATTTGGTGAAAATGTCTAACTAAAGTTGGCGGATGATTTGCTGAACGTCTTTTCGGTATTTCTGGCCTTTATCGCTGATGTAGTATTGGCTTCCCCGTCTTCGCCAGTAGGTGTTCACCGACGGCGGGTATGGAAGCACAAACTGATATTCGTTCATGACTTAATCTTCCCCTCCTTCAGCAGTATCGCCTGCGTCCTGATCACGCCTTCGAGGTGGTAAAGTCTGGCGTCTTTGTTGTCGAGAATCCTTGTGCGTCGGTCGATCTCCGCGTGGCAGTCACTACAAGCCCATGCGCCGATCAGGTCGTCAGGTTTCATTCCCGTTCCGCAAATTCCAGCCATCCGGTAATGTGCCAGAACTGTAGTTTCAGGATTTCCATTGCATATGCCGTAAATACGTACCTGGCATTCTCTTCCGCGCGCTTCTTTGCGTAGGTTAGCCATGACTTCTCCCCCATTTCTCTTGGCATCTCCTCAACCACACTCGCATATTTTGGCTGGTAATATCGGTATGCTCTCCGCTGTATTCATTTTGTGAGTGCTTGCATCTCACATAAACAAATACGGCAAGCAATGGATATGCGAATAACAAAATAAATAACAGAGCTGTAGCAACAGATACTTTCACAAAAAATGCAGGCAACTCTCTGACCTGATAGTCTGGAAAATCCAAGAATTCATCGATTATGTTGTTAGCAACATTGGTAGTTGCAATACATGCGACTGACAGACAATCAAAATAATTAAAGTCATATCCAGCCGCAGCCGCCCATGTTGGATTGTCTTGAAAATGTTTAAACGTTATTTTTCCGTATCGGCTAATCACCATCGTCTTCTTCCTCGTACATTGAGCTATTCGGATCGCTCATCAGTTCTGCGCAGTTATGGTCTGCCATGGTTTTCATGAAAACCCAGTTCTTTTTCTGCCCTCTTCCTTTCTGCAATAGCGTCAATGATGCTAGCAAATATTCCAAGATATTTGGTGCGCCCATCTACGCATATATTCGCAATCCACTTGCATCTCTCTTTATTGAAATACACTCCAGTCACTCCTGACGAATTGGTTATTTTTCTCTTTTGGTTCTGTGCATTCTGTTGGTGTGTAACCAATCGAAGATTAGATAGCCTATTATCTGACCTTACTCCATTTATATGATCAATTTTATACCCTAATGGAATCTCACCATTATTTATCATCCATATAACGTGGTGAGCATAAGTAATTACACCATCGATAGTTAACATCCTATAACCATCACTCCTAATGTAACCAGCAACACTGCCAACCTTAGCATTATTAGAAGGAGACACTTTCCATCTAAGTACACCTAAAACATCATCATATGATAATTTATTTCTTAATTCGTCTATGTTGCTTATATTTCTCATTATGTTCCACCATATTTAAGCATTCATATATACAACGCTCACACACGTGAACTTCCAGCACATGCAGCTTCTGACCGCAGTTAGCGCACGTTAAAGCTCGCTCGACACTTCCTTGTTCGTAACTTCGATTTTGGTCAATCACCTTGTTTTCCTCGCACGTTCTCTAAGCCACCGGATATCCCACAGATGAGCCGTGTAGTTGAAGGTTTTTACGTCAGATTCTTTTGGGATTGGCTTGCGTTTATTTCTGGAGCGCTTCGTTGGAAGGTATTTGCAGTTTTCGCAGATGATGTCGGTGATACTTCGTCGCTGTCGTCTCATGCCGCCCTGTCTCCCCATCGCGCTTTCCATTCGAGAGCTAGTCGCGCTTCGTCTGACCACTTAACGCCACGCTCTGTACCGAATGCCTGTATAAGCTCTAATAGCTCCGCAAATTCGCTTACACGCATCCTGCTGGTTGACTGGCCTATTACCACAAAGCCATTCCCGGCAAGGTTAGGAACAACGTCCTGCTGCTTTAATGCTGCGGTAAACACACACTTCCAGCTTTCTGCATCCAGCCAGCGACCATGCCATTCAATCTGACGCGAAACGTCACCAAGGCAAGCCCAAAGCTTTCGATTCTGGTCTAAGCTGCGGTTGCGTTCCTGAATGGTTACTACGATTGGTTTGGTTGGGTCTGGAAGGATTTGCTGTACTGCGTGAATAGCGTTCTGCTGATGTGCTGGAGATCGAATTTCAAAGGTTAGTTTTTTCATGACTTCCCTCTCCCCCAAATAAAAAGGCCTGCGATTACCAGCAGGCCTGTTATTAGCTCAGTGATGTAGATGGTCATTTAATACTCCGTCACGTTTTCCTGTCGCCACGACTCGTCATATTCCGATTTCGGCATATTGGCGATGTAGCTATATGGCGATCCCGATTCAAGTTGCAGGAACTGGTGCGATTGCTCGTCAAGGAACAACGGGACACCACCTTCCCAACCTTCGCCGTTACGTTGTTTTTCAAGCATCAAAACAGATGCCGGAGATGCCAGTAGCTGTTCGTCCTTCTCTGACATCTTTTCACCACTCTGAACTCTCTGTAACGCTCTCTCGCGAGCCTTGTTACGCCAGATGATGAAAAGGTTGTCTGTCAGGTCTGTTATCGCTCCAGAGCCTTTTACGTCCATTTTCCCGGTTGGTTTTTCTTCGCTGTCTCCTTTTCGCGAGTGAGTAACGAGAATGACGTGGGAGTTTGTTTTGTTTTTGAAGTCGCAAATCGAGTCAACAAACGCCTTCTGCCCGTTATAGTCATCGTCGCCTATGCCACATTTCATCAGGCTGTCGATGATGAATAACTGGATGCCGTATCGGCGGCGAGCGTAGTCGAATATTTCGATCAGCCTGTCGGCTTTCGCCGTTCCGGTCAGGCCAAACACCCAAAGTCTTTCGTCATAAAATTTAAATGCAGAGTCAATTTCCAGCACTGGCGGCATCTTGCAGCACGTCGCCTGACGGGTAAGTCGCTTAAGGAGAATGCCTGGCTTCAGCTCAAGTGACGCGATGCACGTCTTCACACCCTGACGCATTGCCTCAAGTGCCATATGCCCGACAACCTCCGTTTTTCCGTGACCGTTCACACCATTGACCAGCGTCAACTCGGCCTCACGGAACTGGAATTTATCTGCCAGAGATTCCCACGGTGGATTAAACAGATACTGCTGCTTGCCGTAGAAAGCGTTGATAGTGTCCTGGTAAAACTCTCGCGCGCTGTAGAGTTCTTCGGGATCGAAGTAGGATGCCGTGCCGATGTACTGCCAGATTTCATCCTCGGTAACACCGTTCATCAGGCATTCGTTGATGTCTTTGTACGGCAGAGTAACAAGACGGCAACGATGTTCACCGAGTCGGCTTGCGATTTCCCTTGCGGCTTCACGACCAACATCATCAACGTCCATCGAGATGAATATTTCCTCAAACCTGTCGAGGTTGTGATACTCAAACTCAATCCACTGCTGCTTAGCGCCTTTCCCGCCACCAAACGGCACGGATAACGCCGAGATGCCGTATTGCGCATAGCTCATACAATCAATTTCGCCTTCGCAAAGTACAACCGCCCTCACGCCAGCGTCCAGAGCCTGCCATCCGAACAGACAAGGTTCGCAATCACCTTCTGCCATAATGACTTTCTTCCCGTCCGGTCGCTCAGTGCTGATTCGCTTGACCTGCAACAACTCACCATCGCGTTTGTACGGAAGCACCAGTGCATCAAGTTCTCGTTCTCCATTCCACACCTTGCCGCTGACAACCTCGTAGCGCTTTACGACTTCTGGCGATATGCCACGCGATTGCAGGTACTCAAGATGGGATTCTGTTCTGGTAACGTAGCGGGCGATTTTCTTGCGATCAGGTCTGGAGAATTTCTTCTCACGTTTGGCATCGAAATGGTGATCGTCATCCTTGATACCGAGAAATGCTTTCGCTTCCTGCATAGCCTGATGCAGGTTAATTCCTCGACATGCCATCCACAAATCAAGCATGTCACCGCCGTCTCCCTCAGCGAAATCAGCCCATTTTTTCTTGCCGCTAAGGTTGACCTTAAGGCTGTTTCCCTTGTCACCGTTGACGTTACCGGCAACCCACTCATGCCCCTCTTTCTTGCCGTTTGGCAACAGGTGCGGAGCCACCCTGTCAACCTGCGCCCAAAGCAGGTCGCTAAGTTCACTTGGCGTCATGATTCCCTCAGATTGAGATTTTTAAACCAGAAATCGACAAACGAAATACTTAACCAGCCGTGGTTATAACCAGCGACCAGTAGCGATTTGATTTTTGATTTCATGGTTCACCTGTCGAAAAACACGTAGCCAGTTTTCGATACGGTGATTGCGGATGATGGTTTGGATTGTGGTTGAATGGTTTCTGGCTTTTCGTCGTTCCAGCGCTGACCGTTCAGGTAGCTCGATGGTAACAACCTGTCGAATCCGAACTGCTTACCATTCCTGCATGCGATGTCTTCTGCCAGCATCGTGGCAAACTCGCTTGCCGTACCCCTGGTAGTTTTACGCCATTCCCTGAACTGTGTTCTGAATGCCGAAGCTGCGTTTTTCTTCCCGGCTTTCCGCATGCCTGCACACCAGAATATTTCCTCGAATGCCTTGTCGGTTTCTTCGTGACGGTCAGGAGTTTTTTCACTCTCTGTTCGGACATGTTCGAACATAATGTTTTTAGGTTCATTGACTGGTTCAAAAGAGTGATAGGTTCTGGGGGCAGCTCCTGCCCCACCCCCTAGGTCAGCTCCTGCCCCACCCCGGGCAGCTCCTGCCCCACCCCGGGCAGCTCCTGCCCCACCTGATTCTGGTTGTATTTGTTGTGCATTATCCAGCGTCAGATAAAAAACGTTTGACTGGTTAAGCTCTCCTTTTCTTCTGAATTCCCTTTTCAAAAGCCCCATCTCTTCCAGCGCCCTAATGTGACTTTTTACTGTCGATCTGCTCACCTCACACTGGTCAGCGACATGTTGATATGAAGGCCAGCATTCGCCATTATCATTGGCGTTATCGGCAAGTTTAATCAGAACCAGTTTTCTCAGTGGGTTGCCAACCTTTATATTCATGGCCTTAGCCATAAGATTCATGCTCATTTTGACTTCTCCGAAGTTTTGTACCTGTTAAGTATTTCTCTCAGTGGCACAGCTATTGCTGGATTAACCCCCTGATAAAACTGGTCACGTAGCACATCTTTTCGGTGATTAACGCGTTTATTTTCCTGCGTTTTTCGCATATAATTACCTCGTTGGATGTTATTAAAATTCCATTTGTATTTGATCAGAACGCTCGGTCTTGCACACCGGGCGTTTTTTATTGGTGAGTCCATCAAGCGCATACTTAAAAGCCCTGCTAATCGGACTTATGTCTGATGCCATTCCGAAAGCACACAAGACCGAAGCAATAAATCTCCAGTCCGTTCTGCTTATCTTCGATTCATGACAGCCAATCATCTTTGCCAGACCGCGCTGGGTAAGCGTTGACAGGTTGATGAGTAAATCAGTTTCTGCGCGATCAATTTCTCGCTGTGTTGGCTTGCTGTAACTTGCTTGTGTCATTTCTTAATATTTCCAATAGTGAATAGTTAGTTGAAAGGTATGCGTGGAAACGCATATGGCCTTAGTTGGTCAGATATATTGGGACTCGCTTTGTCAGCGACGTAGGACGAATGTCCATTGTGAAAATAGCGGTGTTACTTATGCAGTTGTTTTTTTGTTACTTGGGAAGGGCTTTACCTCTTCCGCATAAACGCTTCCATCAGCGTTTATAGTTAAAAAAATCTTTCGGCCTGCATGAATGGCCTTGTTGATCGCGCTTTGATATACGCCGAGATCTTTAGCTGTCTTGGTTTGCCCAAAGCGCATTGCATAATCTTTCAGGGTTATGCGTTGTTCCATACAACCTCCTTAGTACATGCAACCATTATCACCGCCAGAGGTAAAATAGTCAACACGCACGGTGTTAGATATTTATCCCTTGCGGTGATAGATTTAACGTATGAGCGCAAAAAAGAAACCATTAACACAAGAGCAGCTTGAGGACGCACGTCGCCTTAAAGCTATTTATGAAAAAAGAAAATGAACTTGGCTTATCCCAGGAATCTGTCGCAGACAAGATGGGGATGGGACAGTCAGGCGTTGGTGCTTTATTTAATGGCATCAATGCATTAAATGCTTATAACGCCGCATTGCTTGCAAAAATTCTCAACGTTAGCGTTGAAGAATTTAGCCCTTCAATCGCCAGAGAAATCTACGAGATGTATGAAGCGGTTAGTATGCAGCCGTCACTTAGAAGTGAGTATGAGTACCCTGTTTTTTCTCATGTTCAGGCCGGGATGTTCTCGCCTGAGCTTAGAACCTTTACCAAAGGTGATGCGGAGAGATGGGTAAGCACAACCAAAAAAGCCAGTGATTCTGCATTCTGGCTTGAGGTTGAAGGTAATTCCATGACCGCGCCAACAGGATCCAAACCTAGTTTTCCTGACGGGATGTTAATTCTGGTTGACCCTGAGCAGGCTGTTGAGCCAGGTGATTTCTGCATAGCCAGACTTGGGGGTGATGAGTTTACCTTCAAGAAACTGATCAGGGATAGCGGTCAGGTGTTTTTACAACCACTAAACCCACAGTACCCAATGATCCCATGCAATGAGAGTTGTTCCGTTATGGGGAAAGTTATCGCCAGCCAGTGGCCTGAAGAGACGTTTGGATAACACGTAAATGATTAAAGAACGTATTTCTTATATCATTCCGATTGCGATGGATGAAGGCAACCCAGTAACTCCAGTTCTTATCTATGAAATGGATAAAGACTCCCATGAAGTGGATCTATCATTTGGCGCTTTTTTTATCGGCCTTAAGGCTACAAAAAAATATTCCATAGGCATTGAGGTTTTCAATGCTCAAGAAATACCGATACCAATTGACACAAAACTGTACTCCAACCATAAGTTTTTTACGGTAGCAGAAGCCAACGATGGAGAAACCATCGTATCAACTTCTATGAGAATTAACTTCCCAAGGGTGAAAATTATCAAGCCTGGGATATTCGAAGTTAGAGCATCACTGGTTAATCCTGATAAAGGCGAAGTAATTGATGTAAAAAGTTCGTTTTTTGACGTGAAGATAACAGGATCAGTTCGCGATGAGTTTAGATAACAAGGTTGCTCAGCTTCGTCCAAATCAAAACATATCTCGCCCAATTGGACACTATTCCACTGATGATGCATACTCACGGCATGGTGGAGGAAACGGCGGAGGTAACATGCTTGAGGCTAGAGTTGCAAAGCTAGAGTCTGATGTTGAATACATCAAGCGCGATCTCGCTGAAGTAAAGTCAGATATAAAATCTGTAGATTCTCGTCTGTCAGGTATTGAGACAAGCATTAGCTCAGCAAAAATCACCATCAAGGCATCTGCGGTCGTTGTCAGTTTCGTGTTCGCATTTTGCGCCTACATTTTTGGAAGTTATGTTTCCAAAATCCTTGATGCCTTAAACGGACTCGTTCTTAAGTAACACACAACCCGGCCTCAGCGCCGGGTTTTCTTTACCTCACGATCCCCTTCACCCAATAACACATAACCAATTGTATTTATTTGAAAATTAATAGATACAACTCACTAAACATCGCAATTCAGATCTCTCGATCACCTCCCAAGCCACACACCCCTGCAAAAAAATAAATCTATATAAAAAACATACAGATAACCATCTGCGGTGATAAATTATCTCTGGCGGTGTTGACGCAAATACCACTGGCGGTGATACTAAACACATCAGCAGGACGCACTACTCACCAGGGCGGTGAATATACAACGATTCAAGCAAGAATCTACGGCGCTGACAAAGCGCAATAACCAAAGTGAACTTTGGGGTGTGGTGAAGGGTTCATGGACGGGAATATGTCGCACGTAAAGCGGCGAGGCCTGCGGGACTATTGCCGAATTGAAGTAGGCCGAAACAGGTCGAAATGGGTCTCCCACCGACCACACCACCAAAGTTCATCAGGAGGTCTATATGACACGCAGAACTCAGTTCAAAGGCAATTCACGTTCTCGTCGTCGTGAGCGTTTAAAGGCAAAGGCATTAGCTAACGGCGTACTGGCCCGCGAAGAAGCAATAAGTTCAGAAGTATTACACCGCCCTACTCTAAGCAGAGCGCAGATTCAGGCTAAAGGTACTCACGAAACGCCTGAGCGCATAGAAGACGCTAAGCCAATTAAGTTCATAGCACAGGACGTGATCTGGCAACAGAAAGAATACAGACGCAATCTGGAGCGAGCGGCCATTGTGTACGCGAATGAGTTTGGACATAAGCAACCAGAAACTGGTGTATGTCTTCCAAACGTAGCCATTTACGCGGCAGGCTACCGGAAATCCAAACAACTGACAGCAAGATGACTTGTGTTGGTCGCCAGAAAATGAAATTAGGCAGCAAACCACTTATTTGAGGTGAGATATGACAAAATCATGGAGCGTACCTTTTCCTGAATCAGAAACTGAACATGATGGAATGCCTGTTTTCTGGAGATTCCAGGCGACAGTTGAAGAAGATGGGATCAAAATATTCGCACTTCAATATATAGCTTTTCATCAGACAGAGCATTATGCATGGTTGGTTCCTGCGCATTGGATTGTTAATTTTAAACCAGCACCAAATCAGTGGTTACAGGAATGGAAACAAAGGAGAAATAGATATGCAATTAAGAAAGTAGCAAAAAATGCAGAAAGATCTTTTGCATTCCCGACGAAGAAACTTGCCATTGAAAGTTTATTGCGCCGAAAGAAATACCATTTGATGAGAATCAAACAAGATTTGGCTGTTGTATCAACTCTTGTTGATGGGATGAAGAATATTGATACATCAACACCAGATATTGAATATAACTTTGGACACAACCAAGAAACAGAAAATTGGGTGTTTTATTAGTACGAATAAGCACTGTGTATTCATTCCAACGAGTGAATACACGGAGCAATGTCGCTCGTAACTAAACAGGAGCCGACTTGTTCTGATTATTGGAAATCTTCTTTGCCCTCCAATGTGAGGGCAATTTTTTTGATGGAGGATATATGAGTGAAGTAACAGATTTAGTTGTTATTGAAAAAGCAAATGCAATGACTGTATTTCAGTCTGCCGACCAGATTGAAGAAATCCTTCAAAAGGTTGAACGTGAAGTTATGTCCTTTGTGCCTGATATCACAACGGCAAAGGGCAGAAAGGAGATCGCTTCTCTGGCGTATAAAGTTGCGCAGACGAAAACATATCTCGATGGTCTTGGCAAAGACCTTGTTGCTGAACTGAAGGAAATTCCAAAGCTAATTGATGCCAACCGCAAGACAGTGCGCGATCGCCTTGATGAGCTGAAAGCCAAGGCACGCCAGCCTCTTACTGATTATGAGGAGGAACAGGCGCGGATTAAAGCCGAAGAAGAAGCTAAGGCAGCAGCTGTCAACGACGGATGAAAAGTGATCCACTTATATCTCCACCAACGGCCCAATATTGATCCACCGTTTTACTCAGGATTAGCTTCAGCTATAACCCCGGCCTTTCGTTTCTGTCTGAGTCGATAGCTTTCTCCTTTGATTTGAACGACATGTGAGTGGTGTAAGATACGGTCCAGCATCGCTGAGGTCAGTGCTGCATCACCGGCGAACGTTTGATCCCACTGCCCGAACGGCAGATTGGATGTCAGGATCATTGCGCTCTTTTCGTAACGTTTAGCGATGACCTGGAAGAACAGTTTTGCTTCTTCCTGACTGAACGGCAGATAGCCTATTGATCCTACCCACGTAATATGGACACAGGCCTAAGCGAGGTTCTGGTTTTCAAATTGTTCCGGACTGAGGCCGCCACACCAACTGTGCCGCCGCCACCGATTGTAATCACATTCGATATAATTAAACACCGTTGCCCGCATTATTTCCCGGCTGATAAAGTGTTCTCCATGGATACATTCCACTTTCAGCGAATGAAAGAAGCTTTCCACGCAGGCATTATCGTAGCAGCAACCTTTTGCGCTCATACTTCCACGCAGATTATGCCGCTTCAGTTGCGCCTGATAATCTGCTGAACAGTACTGGCCTCCACGGTCCGTGTGAACGATAACGTTCCGGGGCCTCTTACGCCGCCACAGCGCCATCTGCAGGGCATCGCAGGCCAGTTGCGCCGTCATGCGTGGCGACATTGACCAGCCAATAACGGCACGTGACCACAGGTCAATGACCACTGCCAGATACAGCCAGCCTTCATCTGTACGTAAGTACGTGATGTCTCCTGCCCACTTCTGGTTCGGGCCACTGGCGTAAAAATCCTGCTCCAACAGATTTTCTGACACAGGCAGGCCGTGTGCGCGGTAGCTGACCGGGCTGAACTTCCGGGAGGCCTTTGCCCTCAGTCCCTGACGGCGCAGGCTTGCCGCCACGGTTTTTACGTTAAAGGGGTAACCCTGAGCACGCAGTTCATCCGTCAGGCGTGGGGCACCGTAACGCTGTTTTGACCGGGTAAAAGCCGCGAGGACAACGCTGTCGCAGTGTTGGCGGAACTGCTGACGCGTGCTTATCCTTGTCCGCCGCTGACACCACGTATACCAGCCGCTGCGGGCCACCCGGAGCACGCGGCACATTGCTTTGATGCTGAACTCAGCCTGATGTTTTTCAATAAAGACATACTTCATTTCAGGCGCTTCGCGAAGTATGTCGCGGCCTTTTGGAGGATAGCCAGCTCTTCATCCCGTTCTGCCAGCTGGCGTTTGAGACGTGCAATCTCGGTAGACATCTCCAGTTCACGTTCAGAAGACGTCTGCTGATTTTGCTGTTTACTGCGCCAGTTGTAGAGCTGTGATTCATACAGGCTGAGTTCACGGGCTGCGGCAGTAACACCGATGCGTTCAGCAAGCTTCAGGGCTTCACTGCGAAATTCAGGCGAATGCTGTTTACGGGGTTTTTTACTGGTTGATACTGTTTTTGTCATGTGAGTCACCTCTGACTGAGAGTTTACTCACTTAGCCGCGTGTCCACTATTGCTGGGTAAGATCATATTTCATCAATGATGAGCAGGCGGGGGGCCATTACTCCACGCTGAAGCGTCGTTTTATAACGGCCCTGACGTTGTGCCGTAGATAACTGAAGTAACAGATCTGCTGCTGTTGTGAAGCGAACCTTGATACCTGCACGGACTGCTTCATAGCCCATCGCTATTGCCAGATGGGTTTTCCCCACACCTGATGGCCCCAGTAATACGATATTTTCATTACGTTCTATGAAGCTGAGTGAGCGTAACGACTGGAGTTGCTTCTGCGGTGCTCCGGTGGCGAATGTGAAGTCATACTCTTCGAACGTTTTCACCGCCGGGAAGGCTGCCATTCGGGTATACATCGCCTGTTTACGTTGATGACGTGCCAGTTTTTCTTCATGAAGCAGATGCTCCAGGAAGTCCATATAACTCCATTCCTGGTCTACTGCCTGTTGTGACAGCGCAGGCGCTGCGCTTATAAGGCTTTCCAGTTGCAACTGCCCGGCGAGCGCCATCAGTCGTTGATGTTGCAGTTCCATCATCACGCCACTCCTCTGCAGAATGAGTCGTAGATGGAGAGTGGATGATGCAGGGGGTGTTTATCGAAGTTCACCAGATTTTCACCAGGATGCACGTCATACTCTTTTTTCTCCGGAGGCAGTGCCAGCATGGACTGCTGCTCTTCGAGCCAGCGATCGCAGGGACGGGCCTGGATTGTTTCATGCTTTCGTTGGTTAGCGACATCGTGCAGCCAGCGCAGACCGTGGCGGTTGGCTGTTTCAACATCGACAGTGATCCCCATCGGGCGCAGGCGAGTCATTAGTGGGATGTAAAAACTGTTACGGGTGTACTGCACCATCCGTTCCACCTTACCTTTAGTCTGTGCCCTGAAGGGGCGACACAGTCGGGGAGAGAAGCCCATCTCCTTGCCGAACTGCCACAGCGAAGGATGGAACCGGTGCTGACCGGTCTGATATGCGTCACGTTGCAGAACCACAGTTTTCATATTGTCATACAACACTTCGCGCGGCACACCACCAAAGAAGCGGAACGCATTACGATGGCAGGTCTCCAGCGTGTCATAACGCATATTGTCAGTGAATTCGATGTACAACATTCGGCTGTATCCGAGAACAGCAACGAACACGTGAAGCGGTGAGCGACCATTACGCATAGTGCCCCAGTCAACCTGCATCTGTCGTCCGGGTTCAGTTTCGAACCGAACGGCAGGCTCCTGCTCCTGAGGAACCGAGAGAGAACGAATGAACGCCCTGAGAATGGTCATTCCGCCACGATATCCCTGGTCTCTGATCTGGCGAGCGATTACCGTTGCCGGGATTTTGTAAGGATGAGCATCGGCGATGCGTTGACGAATATAATCCCGGTATTCATCCAGGAGTGAAGCAACAGCAGGTCGCGGTGTATATTTTGGCGGCTCAGATTTTGCCTGCAAATAACGTTTAACGGTATTGCGGGAGATCCCCAGTTCTCTGGCAATCGCCCGGCTACTCATTCCCTGCTTGTGCAGGATTTTAATTTCCATAACTGTCTCAAAAGTGACCATAAGCTCTCCTGAATCAGGAGAGCAGATTACCCCCTGGATCTGATTTCAGGCGTTGGGTGTGGATCACTATTGCACCGTTCGTGACAGCAGCTGAAGCTCTCGCAAAGCAAATTGAGTCTGACCATGAAATAGCGATTTTGATGGATCGCGAATTTGACCGCCAAAGAGAAGAGACAAGACTCAAAGCGGAGCAGGAAAAGCGAGAGCATGAAGAACGCTTAAAAAGAGAAGCTGAAGAGAAAGCCAGAGCAGAAGCCGAAGCAAAGGCAAAAGCCGAAATTGAAGCAGCAGCAAGGCGAGAAGCAGAAGCTAAGGCAGCAGCGGAACGTGCAGAGCGTGAACGTATTGAAGCCGAGCAACGAGCACAGCGCGAAGCAAAAGAGGCAGCAGAACGAGCTGAAAGAGAAAAGCAGGCAGCAATTGAAGCAGAACGCAGAAAAGCACAGGAGGAGGCTGAAAGAATCCGTCGCGAGGCTGAAGCAAAAGAGCAAGCCAGAATAGCAGAAGAAAAAAGAATCAAGGACGAAGAAGAGCGTAGAGCAAAGGATAAAGCTCACCGGAAAGAAGTAAATAACAAAATACTTGCTGGCCTTATCAAGGTTGGTGCATCAGAAGATGTTGCTAAAAATATCATAACAGCCATCGTAAAAGGCGAAGTATTCGCAACAAAAATAACCTACTAATAAAACCAATATAAGGAACCACCCATGATTTACGTAATCGCGGGAGGCGCTCGCATGGGTGCCTTCCAACTAAATGAATCTTTACTTGAACGAATCACCCGTAAATTACGTGACGGATGGAAAAGAGTTGAGGTCTTATTATGCGCAATGAAATAGCCATTAATCACCAGATGCTTCGTGCGGCACAAAACAAAGCAGTAATAGCCAGATTTATTGGTGATTCAAAAATGTGGCTTGAAGCAAATAAAGCGATGAAATCAGCTATCAACCTTCCGTGGTACCGCAGGAAATGAGTTTTACAGATAACTGGTCAGACGAAGAATTCATTCGTCAGATGAAAGAATTAATCGGTAACGAAGGAGATATTCATGTCACTTGCAACCACAGTGAAGGAGAGCAAGTTACAGAGACGCATGTACACGCAGCAGGCGTTAATGTATCGCCAGAAGGGAGATCGTGAAGGTGTTCGCGTCTTTTTAAATGCGGCAAAGACCGAAGTATTAAATCAGCGTTATTTCCTTGGTCCATGTCCATTCTGAGGTGAATTATGGATTTGAATAAATTCGATGAGCCATTCAGCCCTGAAGATATCGAATGGCGAATACAGCAAAGCGGTAAAACACGCGATGGCAAGGTGTGGGCTATGGTGCTGGCTTATGTCACGAACAGGGCAATCATGAAACGCCTTGACGATGTTTGCGGCAAAGCAGGATGGCGCAATGAATACCGAGATATTCCCAACAACGGAGGCGTTGAATGCGGCATATCAATCAGGATTGATTCCGAATGGGTAACCAAATGGGATGCTGCTGAAAACACGCAGGTAGAAGCCGTAAAAGGTGGTCGTTCCGGTGCAATGAAGCGCGCTGCCGTTCAGTGGGGAATCGGTCGGTATCTGTATAACCTTGAGGAAGGTTTCGCACAAACATCTCTCGATAAAAAGCAGGGATGGCACAGGGCAAAACTCAAGGATGGAACAGGATTTTACTGGCTACCTCCATCACTGCCGGGATGGGCAATCCCAGCATCAGATAACAAACCATCACCAGAAAATACCAACCAGAAATCTCCATCGGTTGACTGCGAACAAATCCTGAAAGACTTCAGCGATTATGCAGCGACAGAAACTGACAAGAAAAAACTCATCGAGCGTTATCAGCGTGACTGGCAATTAATGGCTGGCAACGAGGAGGCGCAGGCTAAATGTGTTCAGGTAATGAACATCAGAGTTAACGAACTAAAACAGGCAGCATAAATGGCAAGCAGAGGCGTAAATAAGGTGATTATCCTTGGTCGGGTAGGACAAGACCCGGAAGTTCGATACTCACCATCAGGAACAGCGTTCGCTAACCTGACAATAGCCACGTCAGAACAATGGCGAGATAAAAATACTGGCGAGCAAAAGGAATTGACTGAATGGCATCGTGTTGCTGTATCCGGGAAACTGGCTGAGGTCGTGGGGCAGTATGTGAAAAAAGGTGATCAGATTTATTTCGAGGGAATGCTGAGAACCAGAAAGTGGAAAGACCAGTCAGGGCAAGACCGTTACACAACCGAGGTTCATGTCGGAATTAATGGCGTGATGCAAATGCTTGGCGGCATTGGCGACAGCAAACAACAAGCAGCCAGCAGGCAATCACAGAAGCCACAGCAGCAATCATCACCAGCACAACACAACGAACCTCCGATGGATTTTGACGACGATATACCCTTTGCACCAGTAACTCTCCCCTTCCCTCGTCACGCTATTCACGCGATTTAATCAGGAGAAAATCATGCCAGCGCCTCTGTATGGTGCGGATGACCCGCGCCGCTGTTCCGGCAATTCCGTATCGGAGGTGCTGGATAAATTCAGAAAAAACTACGATCGAATAATGTCTCTACCGCAGGAAACGAAAGAGGAAAAGGAATTTCGCCACTGTATATGGCTTGCAGAGAAAGAAGAACGCGAGCGAATTTACCAGACATCAATCCGACCATTCCGCAAAGCCACATATACCCACTTCCCTGAATATATCGACCCGCGCCTGCGTAATTACCGCTCACGCTATGGCGCTATCAGTAATGACTGAGGAATTTACCATGAGAGGACTTGCATACAATCGCGGC